ACCGCCGTTTCTGGACGCCCACCCTGCCGGAGGAGCGCCTGTTCGACACCCCTGGCGGGGGCGTGCTGGAGTTCGATGTGGACTTGCACGCCCTGGACGAGGTGGTCAACGGCGACGGGACGGTGGTGGACCCCGCCGACTACTGGCTCCTGCCTGCCAACACCCGCCCCAAGTGGGGCATCCGCCTCAAGCCGACCAGCGGGGTGATGTGGGAGCTAGACCCGGACGGCAACGCCGAGCAGGCCGTGAGTGTCAGCGGCTGGTGGGGCTACAGCGCCAGCCCGCCGCCGGCCGTCGCCTCGGTCGCCTTGCGCCTGGCGGTCTACTACCACCAACGGCGCGCCCAGAGCGGGGTGCAGAGCGTTAGTATCGGTGACTACTCGGTCAGCTACGGGAGCACGGGCGGCGACGGCCTGGGCGACATTCCCGCCGGGCTGGCCGTGGACCTGGACCCCTTCCGCCGTCGCGTGCTGGCCTAGGGGGTAGGATGAGCGGCGACGCCCTCTTTACGAGCCTCCTGGTCCACCAGATGGCCGTGCTACGCGGGACCCTGACGCCGGACGGCTACGGGGGCGAGGCGGTCCAGTACGGGACCCTGACCGCCGCCGTGGCGTGCCGGGTGCGACCTGTGAGCCTGGAGCAGTCGGTCCTGGCCAGCTACATGGTTGACTGCGAGAGCGAGACCGACATCCGCGCCGACGACCGGGCCGTGTGGAACGGCCAGACCTACCGGGTCAAGAGTGTGGTGGACGCCGCCGGGGTGGGCCATCACAAGGTCGTCGCCTTTATCGAGCTACCCGGCTAGACCCTAAAGGAGCGCGCCTCCGTGCCTGACCGTCCTCACATCCTCATCTATGCCACCAGTCCCCTCGCCACCAGCGGCTACGCCAACGCCAACCGCTACGTGGCCCCGCGCCTGTGGGATGCCGGGTTCGAGGTGACGTGCTTCGCCTGGAATACCCAGCGCCAGACCGAGATAGTCTGGGAGCGCGGCATCCATCTTATCCCCGGCGGCGATACCCTCACCAGCGTTGACGTGCTGGCGGGGCACATCCAGCACTTCGGGGTCGACGTGGTGCTGAGCATCGTAGACCCCTGGATTATCGCCCCCGGCGACTGGCGGGCGGGGCACTCGGCCCGTATCGTCCACTGGCATCCGTGCCAGGGCGACCCGCCCGGCGCGGCCCTGCTCAACGCGGTGCGCTCGGCGGACATCGGCCTCAACTACTCGCGCTGGGGTACTCAGGTCATGCGCCAGAGCGGGGCGGGCAATGTGCGCTACGTGCCGCTGGGGGTCGACCGCAGCGTGTTTCACCCGGAGGACCGAGGGGAGGCGCGGGCCTTCATGGCTGAGAACGTCCTCAAGCGAGGGCTGGGCGACGCGCCCCTGGTAGTGACGGTCAGCGCCAACTCCTCGACCCTACCCATCATGCGTAAGGGGTTTGACCAGCAGGCCCTGGCCTTCGCGCGGCTGAAGCGGACCCACCCGGACGCCGTGTGGTACATCCACACCAAGGGGGATGGGCTGCCGGGCGGGTTCAACCTCGACCCCCTCATGCGGGCGGTGGGGCTGGTGCCGGGCCGCGACGTGTACTACGCCAACCCCTACGCCTACACGCGGGGCCTCGATGATAGCTGGATGGCCCGCGTCTACAACGCGGCGGACATCGTGAGCAACGCGAGCCTGGGCGAGGGGTTTGGCCTGCCTATCCTGGAGGCTCAGGCCTGCGGGGTGCCGGTGGTGACCACCAACTGGAGCGCCATGCCAGAGCTAACGGCCTACGGGCATGTGGCGGACGTGGCGGCCCTCCAGTGGGTGCCGGGCACGATGGAGCAGTTCTGTGCCGTGCCGAGCGCCGACTCGATTGCCGAGGGCTACCTGGGCATCCTGGCCGGCGCGCCCAGCCGGGGCAACCGCGAGGCGGCCCTGGCCCTGGCCGACAGCCTCAGCTACGACCGCGTGGTGACCGACTACCTCTTGCCCGCCCTGGCGGAGGTGGGAATTGTGCCCGTTCCCCGCGAGACCGATGCGGGGCGGGATGAGGATGAGGGGGACGAGGGCCGCGTCGCCCTGGACTGACTGGAGGAACCTGCGTAATGGATGAGGACCGCCGCACACCGCAGGAGATTGCGGATGCTATCATTGACGAGTGGGTGAGCCAGATGCGCTCCGACCGGACCCTGGTCCACGCCCTGGCCTACGGCAAGAAGGTCGACGTGACGCTGTGCGCCTTTCGGTGCAAGGCGGTGCGCGCCCCCTCCTACACCGTCCAGCCGTCTAGCTGAGAGGCCGCCATGACCGTCAAGTGCCAGGCCATTGTCGACGTGAAGGGCCTGCGAGACTTGCCGCCCCGCTACCGGAAGGCCGCCGACGACGCCAACCGCCTCATCGCGGAGCGCTGCTGGACCTACGCGCGGGCCAACATCCGGGTCGGGGCGGGCGACGGCCCCCATACCCGCGACACGGTCTACCTCCGGACCCTGTCCATTAACGGGCGGACGGGCTACGCGGTCGGCACCGACTCCCCGGTCGGGACGTACCTGGAGCAAGGCACGCGGCCCCACATCATTCGCCCGGTGCGGGCCAAGGCTCTGCGCTTTGAGGTCAACGGGGAGGTCGTGTTCGCGCGGCTGGTGCATCACCCCGGCACGCGCCCCTATCCCTGGCTCATGCCCGCCTTCGAGCGCGCCGTCAACGAGACCCTGCCGGTCTTGCTCGGCATCGTCCAGAGGGCCAGATGAGTGTAGGCGAGGTGGTCCAGGCCCTGGACGCCTACCTCCGCGACCCTGCCGCGCCCAGCGTCGGCCAGGGGGTGTGGCTGGAGACGTACCCGCCTGACCGGGCGCTCGATGCGCGGCGACCCCTGACCTGGCTGACCTACAGCCTGGTGCCGGGCGGCGGCGACCGCGCCCTGGCCACGGGGCTGCGCTGGCTCGACGTGAGCTTCGACGTGCTGGCCCACGGCACGCCCGACGTGGGGGCGGGGGTTCTTCTCGGCCTGGCGCACGAGCTAGAAAATTATCTAGATAACTGGCTGCCCCCGCTACCGGCAGCGTGGAACAGCCTCTTGGCTTTTACTCAGACCCAGGAGCTATCCCAGGAGGACTGGTCGGGGGACCGTCTGACGGGCCTGGCCCACGGGGCGCGCTGGCGCTTCCAGGCCGGCATGGAGCCAGGGTGAGCCGCCAGGACCTACTGGCCCGCGCCATCACGGCGCGCCTCGGCAGCGACGGGACCCTGGTGGGGCTGGCCCCCGGCGGGGTGTGGTGCGGTCGCATCCCGAACCTGGCCCACGTCCACCCCTGGACCTGGGCGGGGACCGCGCCGGTCATCGACACGAGCCAGGATGTCCTCGACCCGACCTGGCTGGAGTTTGCGGTGGTGAGCGGCGGGACCGAGGAGTACAACCCCGGCGAGTGGACCGACGTGGTCGTCCAGGTGGCGGCCAAGTCGCGCCGAGGACCGGCGGCGGCCTTCCGGGCTGAGGCGCGAGCCGACGCCCTCCTGTACGGCTGGCAGCCCAGCCTGTCGGGCCTGGCTAGTCTGGCGACCGACAAGACCGGGGATGACCACACCCGCGAGATAGCCGGCGGGGATGTCGGTCAGACGATATGGGTACAGAGCGGCCTGTGGCGCTTCCGCTACGGCCCGCCTTGACCAACGTGCCTGCGTGGCCCACTCTTGCCCATGCCCACCCTGGGGGGTGGCGGCCCTGTCCCTTGTTGCTGGCGGTCCGTCCGCCCCTGTGGCGCGTCTCGCCTGACGAGCGCGCTGGCCCCCAAGGAGGCCCCCAATGGCTCGCTACTCTGGCAAGAATATGTACCTCGGCCTGGCCGGCACGCAAATCCAGGCCCTCCGCAGCGTCAACTGGTCGGCTCAGGCCGACGAGATTGACGCCAGCGCCGTAGGCGACAGCTACAAGCAGTACCTGGCTGGCCTGACCGAGGCGACCATGGACGTCGAGTGCCTGGACGATGATGCGGCCTCGCCCGTCAACCACCAGGCCCTGGAGCCCTCGGTCACCGGCTCGCTGGTGTTCGGCCCCGCCGGCACCGCGGCTGGCAAGCTCAAGGTGACCATCGGCACCGCGGTGGTGCTCCAGCGCCAGCGCCAGACGCCCTACTCGGACGTGGCCGTTATCTCGGCCAACATCCGCCTGAGCGTCGCCCCGACGCTGGGGACGTGGTAAGTCATCCCCAGCCCAACCGTCTCCTCCGCCTCTTGCCGGGCCTCAACCGGCACGAGCGGCGCAAGCGGCTGCGGCTGGCTTATAAGGAGGTTCTCGTGGCTCAGACAATCGAAAACACCGTCACCCTGCCCAGCGGCAACACCGTCACCTTCACCCGCAAGGTCAAGATGGGGACCATCTTCGCCTTCCAGGACGTGGCCAACTCTGGCGACTTGCGCGCCATGGGTCAGGCGGCCCTGAGCCTGGTCGAGACGTGGTCGCTGCCGACCGCCCCCGACGCCCCGACCGCCGTGGACGACATGGAGGCCGAGGACTTCATGGCCCTCATCAAGGGCATGAGTGAGTACATCGGCGCGGCCCTCAACCCGGCCAGCACGGGAAACTAGAGTCGGCCACCTGGAAGGCTCTGGTCTGGCCGGAGGCTGAGGACCTGCCGGTGAAGGCCTTGCGGTGGCTGATTGTCGACTGGTACGGCTGGCTGCCGGACGAGGTCGACCGGCTCACCGCCGACCAGGTGGCCGAGGCCATGGCGGTCCGTAGCGCCAAGGCCAAGGCTCAAGACTATCAACAGCGTCGCGGCGCGACAAGCGACGGGTCGGACCCCCTGAGCGCCTAACAGGGGGCCGGCCGTCGCCAGACAAGCCAGCGGGCAGCCTCGCCCGGCTGGCGTAGCACCACCCCAGAGGTGCCATGTCTGACCCGGTCGCCCGCTACGAAGTCCAGTTCACCGCCGATACAACCGAGGTAGACAAGGGAGTCGCTCGCGTCAGCGACTCCCTTAGTCGCGCTGCCCAGACCGCCTCC